TGCAGCTATGCCCGATTTCTCGTTCCTGTCTGGCTCTGCGTTCGAAAACCTCTGGGAAATCTACTCTGATTTTATTCCAGTAGCCCATGGCTCCTTTCGGACAGCCAATGCAATTATTGTTCGGGTAGCCTAAATCGTACATAACTGGACGCTTCAACCCTAATCTATCCGCTATTCCATGAGCTTCCTCTTTTGTCAATCCATGTTCGATCAGTGGAAATTCATGGTCGTAATCGCTCAGTGCTTCACATACTCTCTCTGCACGATTCTTTTCGTTTAGGTCATATCCCCATACATAAGTGTGATGATCTGGGTGCTCACGCTCCCATTTCATGCGAACCCTTTTCTTTAATTTATCTGTACAAGGTGCTCCGAATGGAGTGTTGATACATCTGGTTCTTTCGACCACATCATCCACACTGAAATATTCCTCCGACTGAATTATCGTTATCTCTCTTCCCAATAGTTTTTCACAATCATGTAAGAATCTCAGGCTATCAGGATGCTGATTCGATACGTGAGTATAAATAATCTCGTCAACATCCTTTGCCAGATAACACGCTACAAAACTGCTTATTCCTGTTGAAAACCAACATACTTTCATAACACCACGCTACAAATCCTGTATCGTGGATAAGGAACATAGGCTTCCCATGCTGACGGTCTGAAACTCACATAAGTCAAATATGCTATATGTGCGCTACTTCAAATTCCACCTTATCGAATCGCCAACGCAACTATTATTCCCTTTATGTAATTTCTTTTACACCTTTAAATTACAACCTCGGTTTACCGAGGATTCGTTATTCCTTTCTTAAACTTAAAATCATTTATGTTTCCTCAATACTCAATAAAATCAGATAATTCCATCTGACCAACTACGTTGTTGTCTTGCATCCACCATAGATAAACTTCTTCGCCGCAACTCCACTTCGTATCTTTTCCACGTCTCCGGCGTTCCTGGAGCATTCTGTCAAAAGAATGTATGTAGGCCTGCTTATACTTAGGGAAATCATGCATTTCCTTTTCCCTCTGGCTCTTTGATGCAAGCGGGCATCCTAAGCAACCTAGCCGATCATATCCGCATTGATACAGTTCACATACCTGAACATCTTTCTCGCCAATGAACTGCCAGATATTTTGATCTGTCCAATCAATGATCGGATTGACTACTGTCTTCGCTTTCATTTGGCAATTTTCAAACAACCTTCGAGTATCGTCATTATCTGTGATAAGCATTTTCTCGTCAGAAACGCCAATGCTTTTACTTGCCGTCTGCCCTAATACTTCAAATGGGCTTCTGCTACTTCTCTTGCTGCTTTCATTCCATCTGACGCCTGTTGCAATCATTCTGTTTGGATTGCCGCCCTCTTTCAGTTCTGAGCAGCAATACCGAACGATTCTGGTAGGTGGCATTAACTTTCTTGGAATAAGATTCCACATTGTAAGACGGTTGTTGTTTTCCTGCACATGATAATCGATCTCACATTTAACGCCTTTGTCCGACAATTCGGAAAACACATTTTTGATATGCTTTACTGTCTGCGGTGCGTCAACAGTGGTATGTGAATTATGAACTTCGAACGGGATTTCAGATATTCTGAACAGTTTCAGAAGTACATCCGAATCTTTTCCGCCGGAATACTCACATACAAGTGGTTTGTTGTAATGTTTCAGTGAAATATCACTTGCCAGTTTCAACCTATCTATGGATTTTTCAATTAATTCTTTCACACGCCATACTACAAATATCCGTATGGCAATTTTACAATCTGCTTTGTAGCCTTGGGAGTTATTGCCTCTGACCCGTTAGTCTGTTCTGCGCTGCGCAGGAGAACCAAGGCATTCCAGTCTAGCATTTATCAAATTTTACCCAACCTATTCTGATTAGGCGGAACCTCGTTTCACGAGGATAAGTGTTATTCCTTTCTATGTTCGAACTTCATTTTTCTCCTATCTAAATGCTACCTGTCCGTTATTCTGCATGACTTTTTATTTCTCCTGAAAAGCTTAATTCAATTCCTAGTTCTTCCTTGATAGCCTGCACATAATCAATCCATTCAGCCAAGCCCTGATTGATATAGTCCGAAGCTTTGTCCATGCCTGCCATGAACTTCTGGCATCTTTTCTGACCGAATCCAAATTCATCATGCAGGACAGCTATCGCCATGATCACGCAGCATTCAGATACAAGCTGTTTGATCTTCTCAGATGCTTTGTCCAGATCCTTTCTTGCCAGGGAAGTATGTATTCCTGTTACTCCCCTGAATCTGCATTCCTTTTCGAGGGCTTCAAGACCGCCCTCTCTGGTGATTCGTCTAGCAAGGTCAAGACCATCTTCTCTCCCGCGTTCATACTCTCGCATTTTATTCATTTCTTCACCTTTCCGAACCCGTATCCTGTCGGAGCATAGGCTCTATCAGTACTCGGGTGTGCTGTTTTAAGCAACCCATCATCAATAAGCTGGTTTAAATGTCTCCAGATGGTAGCTCTGCTTGCGTCTACTTTCTCGCAGATCTCGCTGACCGATGGTGCATATCCAACAAGTTTAAAGTAGCTTACTACATACATGTAGATTTCTTTTCTAAGTGCCTGTCCCTGTTCGTATTTGTTCTTAGTGTTGTACATTCTTTCTCACTTCCCTCTGTTTGGAATCTAATAACTTATTAAAAGCAACTAGACAATTCTTAATAAACTGTTTATCATTATCATCAGGACACATTTCCGCATACTCTCCAAGCTCTATCAGACGATCAGTGGCCTGCTTAGAATATTCGTCTGTAAGTTCGGCTGAATAGAAATCTTTTATAGCTTTCCAAAATTCAGTCATAAATTTTTGAATATACGGAATATCCTTTGCTTCTACTTTTATTTTTATCATCTCCTTTGAATATTGTATACAATATACTGTATACGCTCTATTTAATTTTATTTTATAAATATAATATATTTATATTATTTTAATATAAGTAACCTTTGTTAACCGTAAAGTAACCGTACTAATTTGTGTAAACCATTGATTTTACAGGTAGGTAACCGAGTAACCGAGTAACCCTGACTTTCTCATATAGGGAAACTTTTATACTCAATATGTGCATATAAATACTCAAATATATATATACAGAATCAAAGGTTACCTAGGTTACCCGGTTACCTTTTGAACGAATTGTTTGTTAATCAAACACAATATCGTCCGTAATTTCAAAATCATCAATACAATTCACGAATCTTTTCGGAATTTCATCTACAATTTTCAAAAACACACATTTGGTGACAATTCCGTCAAGTTTTTTTGCTTTGGTCGGATAACCTCTGCTGTCAGTTTCCACAAGTCCCTTCTTAACAGCCCATGACAAAAATGCTTTTCTGGAGAATCTTCCGATTTTGCATAAATCATCAAACGCTGCGCTATAGATTATTGCAGTTGACGTTTTCTCTACCGGGTCATTGTCAATAATTCCCCATCTTTCTGTTTTGATATCTGGGTTATCGTCGAATTTAATTCCGTTCATGGCAATCTTATCAAGTACAAACCAGTAGGCACGTTCATTTTCAGAAACCATTTCTTTCTCTGTCAGGAGGCTCTTCGCCGTCTCAATGTCAATGTACTGGCCATCATGGAACAGCTGATCTGTTGCGATTTTATCTGCTGTCAGGATAATGCTCATTGATATACTCTGCTTCTGCATTTTATCATCATCCTGTATAAGGCTCTGAAAATGCTTCTGTATGGCTTTTATATCGTCAATGGACATTTCCTTAACTACATTTACAAAATCGATTCCTGCGTACCCGTAGTTCTTTTTAAGGGTATCTGCGGTAAGCTGCGGGTCGTCAAATATCTTTTCAGAGCACTCAACCTCGATGATTCGGTTAATCGCTCCGCCCTGGCTGACATACCCAGCGAGCGGTCGTTCGCCGTTAGTCAGAATACAATTCTGCCAGCGATTCTCCCGGTTAACACCCAGCTTCTTGTTGGAGCGACTCTTTCCTTTTCCAGAACACAGGTCGTACACAATTCCCTCGAAATTATCTCGGATTTTAGCCGACACCTTTGAAGTATCATCCAGAATTAATGGAAGATTGTTAAGCATATCGGACTTTGCTTCCAGCGCCACATCCGTTGTCTTGAAGTCTCCTATGTATCGTGATTCACCCGGATTTGCCCAGACGGAAGCCCCCAACATAAGCGTCACAGTTTTACCACCCTCGGTTTCACCCCATAAGTCCACAAAGAACGGAAGAGCACCGACCAGTTTAATTAGAATGCTTGCGAAACTTGCAGCCAACATGATTTTTGGTTCGATTCTTCCAGTAGCACGAACCCTTTTTACATGTTCATACCACTCTGCTCTGCTGCCGCCTACACTGATACTTTCGTATAACTGCCGAAATCTCATATCACCATCAAATACGATATCCTTGTCGTAAGGCAGAAAATAATCTCGAATCCACCCGATTTTGCTAGAAGAATATTGGATGTTGATATAATCATCATTGGCATTTTCTACGTCTGACAGATACCGGACCAGATACTTCGCATTTTCCGAAGTGACTGAAATTCCCAACGCTGACAGCCCTACGATTTTAGTCGCGGATGTAATCATTGTCTTTGGAACGATAATTTCAGACCATTTACCGTTTCGCTTATATGCAAGCTTAATCTGCTCTTCTCCAGTCTCCATGTTTTTCATTCGTTCGATTGGAAGAATCGGATGATAACAGGCTATAATATCCGGTGATCCTGGATTTGTATTTGAAATCCTGATTCCCTCATCATCTGCCATCCAGTTGAGACATTTCATGCGGTCATATTCGCAATCAGAGAAATTTGTCCATTGATTTAATGTGGATACAGGTTTCTCTTGTTTTTCTTTCTCAAGGATCTGCTTATGTACTTTTGTGTAGACTTTTAACAGATCCTCAAATTTCTTCTTTACTCCAAGCTCTTTTGCCCTGTCCAGAAGCGTCAATGTCAAACGTGCCTTGTAAATCTCATCTTCTTGCTTGAATATCTCATTAAACACTTCTTCTTCCAGAATTGATTCTGATGTGAGCTTGTTAATCTGTTCCATTTTCTTTAATCACCTTCTTCCAATCCTGTTATGAATCCATGCTTATATAATGCAAGCTGTAATTTGTTCCATGCTTCACACCATCCATCTGATAATGGCCTTACTCTGCCAAGAACAGACCTGTAAAAGTCAATATCGGACAAACATTCCTGCAATTCTTCATTTTTCTTCCGCTCTGCTTTCTCTCTCATTTCTTTTTGCTTCTGAGCGTGATATATTGCCATTCTGGAAGAGAAATCTGGTTTCTGGTAAGTTCCCCCAAGCATGGTAAAAGCTGTCTTAAAATCGCAATTATCCATGTTCTGGACAAATGTAAAAATGTCACCAGTCGCACCACATCCGAAGCAATAGTAGCTGTCTTTGTAAATTTTCATGGATGCAGTACGATCTTTCGGATGAAATGGGCACCGAACGAATCCTGCTCTGTTTGGAACCATGCCATATCTGCTTAGAACGTCCCTCATGCTATTCTGTTGTTTAATTGTTTCTTTATTCATTTGACAGAATCTCCAAAATTCTTTTGCCAGTGTCTTTCTTGTCGCAAAACAGAAATTCAACACCATACTTGCGTTGCATCGTGCAAAGAATCTTATATAAGACATCTCCATGCATAACTTTCTGTTCCTGCTCTACCCAGATGCCATTCTCTTTAACTCTTTTCTTCGCCCTGGGATTCTCCCACCAGAGAACATCGTCCAGCTTTTCGATTCCTTTCCCGTGTTCGCATAAGAAGACAAGTTTTATTCCTGCTTCATTTGCCCGGATAATTTCAGATCGGAATCTTTCATGCTGCTGACATACATTTCCGCATAACTCTGCAAGGTTCTGTTTTCTATCAACTACTAAACGTGGGTTATCATAATTCATGTAATCACCCACATACAGCTTTGACACGAACCATTTTTCCCCTGCCTCGTCAAATACCTTTTTAATGCCATCAATAACTTTCTGATGTTCTCTGCTATCAATCTGTATCAATTAAATGGCATCTCCTCGTCGATACCATCAGGAATGCTCATAAAGCCGTCCGGGTCGGCTTCTGGATTCGGTGTAGGTGATGCTGTCTGTGCCTGTGAAGAACCTTTACTTTCGCCGAATTCGATTTCCTCGACAACAATATCTGTTGTATATACCTTCACGCCGTCTTTATTCGTATAGGATCCTGTCTGAATTCTTCCAGATAAATCTGCTTTCATGCCTTTTGTGAAATATTTTTCAATAAACTCCGCAGACTTTCCAAATGCAACACAATTAAGGAAGTCTGCTTTCTGATCAGAACCCTCTTTTACAAATCTTCTATTTACTGCAATGGAAAATCTTGCGATTGATGTTCCATCATTTGTATATCTGACTTCTGGATCTCTTGTAAATCGTCCTGTAAGAATAACTTTGTTCATTTTTTATTCCTTTCCACTATGCTGTTTATCGTACTCAATCAACATTTTGAGACATTTTTGCCCTTTTTCTTTTGTGAGTCCTTTCACATCGTCTACCTTGAAACGAGTTTTAATCTGTTCAAACAAGTTAGAACTCGGATATTTGTCAATGATATTCTGGATGCTCATTACATTTTCTGAAGTAATCATCTCAACAGGTTCTTTTGATTCTGGCTTTTTAGCTGCTGCTTTCCCACTACTACCTGTATTAGTAGAATCACTGTCTTTGTTGTCATCAATGCAGAACAAACCATTCAGTGCGTACTTTCTTGCATAAGATGACGCTGCGCCTGTAACCTGGGAAGAATCCATGCCTTTTTTTGACTCTTCTTCCCTTGCATAAGCAATTGTTACGATTTCAGAAGAAGAATCCTCTGCATCTTTTAAATGCGTTTCTGCTCTTACATAGATTCTGTCCCCGACCACTTCCATCTGATCAGTGATACATAATACTGTCTTTGTTTCTGCCAGAAGCGGCTTTACTGCTTCAAGAATGTCCTCACAGCTTCTGTATTTATATTTCCCAAATGAGTTATACTGCCCTTTTGGGGCTTTCAGCTTTGACTGGATAACTCCTAATTTTTCATAGATATTCAATTTCAATCCCCCTTGTCATAGACCACGCACTTACTGGCTTCTACAATCAGTAAACTTGCAATGTCTTTCATAGATATAGTTGATTCGTTATAGATTTCAACCAGTGTGTTGTATGCTTCTGGAGTAATCTTCACAACCGGATTCTCCTTTTCACTGATTGTTTTCTTCTTTTTAGCCGGAATACGGATTTCAAACTTTTCCATTGTTACCCTCCTTAGTTGTTTTCTGAGCCGCTAAAAGCCCATTTAAAGCCTGTATATAGTTCGCCAGTGTTCTTGCCTTGTACTGTTCTTCAATTGGATTATCCGGCACTGTAGCAAGTTGTATGTCGATTAATCTCAATACTTCCTGAATGCGTTCGTCCATACTTACACCACCTTGAAAAAGCAATACAGGTTATCTGATGCATCTCCGAACTTCTCTCCGTCAATATCTTCGGCTTTGTGGTATTCCACATGGTCCAGAGACATATCGTAGTTCTCATAATCCAGAATGTAATCACCTCTGGATTGAAGCTCTCTGAGCAGTTCATTAATACATCCTGCTATCTCCAGACTGGGAAGAAGTTTCATAATTGCTATCTGTTTACTCATTTGGACACTTCCCATCTATCAGAAGTTCCAGCAAGAAAGTTTTGATTACTTTGAGGCTTTCACGGCTTACTTTCTCAAAAGAAAAATCAAAGGATACATTCCGATATAAGTCCCACTTAAATACGTCTCTAGGAAGTTTAACGTCCTCTTTTCTTTTAAGCACTCTTACATTCAAGCCGTAGCCTGAAAATTCGAATGTAACACTTGCTGTCGGAACTTCATTCACAACTCTTTTACAGAGTCCATAAATTTCGTCAATTTCTTTCTCGAACATTTCTTTATCCTCCTTATTTCCTACTGCCAGTCTGCTTTCATCTGGCGCACCGCCCATGCTGCCGAGATGCCAAAAAAGATGTTCAGCCAAATAGGTACGTCCACATATTTCCCGGCAAGCATACAAACAGCAATCAGCATATACTCTTTCATTTCATCTCTCCCATAATCCACGCCAGATTGCTTGCTACCAGTGCGGCTGCGGTCACAATCCATGCCGTGAACCATTTTCTTGCTTTTTTTCTACTTTCTTCGACAATTTCTGTCGCAAGAATGAACTCAAGTTCGTCCCATGTCGGAACATTTTCACATTTATTTGTGCTATTTCTGCTCATATCGTGCTAATTTCTCCTTTTTTTGGTATTTACAATTAGCAGATACGAAGTTATAATTAACCTGTACCTACTAAGTGTGGATTAGTAAGTGCATAGCTCCGGTTGGTGGTGCTTCACCGCCGGGGCACTATCACTTTAATGCTTCCTTCCCTCTCCAGATATATCCTGTTTCTTCCCAGAGCTTTCTTGGAGAGATAACAAATTCTATTCTGCCAGAACCTTTTCTGTCGTGAATCACTTTATTCCCACGATACGCTGTACCGATAGGAAACCATCCATAGATGATTCCTGCTCTGACAGATGGCGTAGGAATGCCTGTCATTTTGCTCACATCTGATACTGTCAGGCGTTCGTTTGAAAACTCTGGCATCTGTGGAATGCCCGATATGATTCTCGCAACCTCTGCGGCGAACTGATGAACTTCTGCATTTTCTTTGATGTAAGTATCAACTTCACTCATTTCATGCTCCTTTCATATTTGTTTTTATGATTTTTTTTTACCTTTGCTTTCTTCTTTCTCTTTTGAGTTTTGAATGGAGATTTCTTTCCGGTAAAATGCGTAAAATTATTTGCTCCCATTATTTATCACCTATTGTATTTCCTTTCCCCTCTACCTATAATGCATTTACAGGCACCGACATGCCGAGTATAACGAAAGGGGAATTATATGGTTGAAACAATTACACGACTGTATCATTGCCACAAGATTCACAAACACGTGACTGTTTATGAAGAGTATGAGGTTTCTGATAGCGGTCGCCGCCTACTGCGGTGCTCATGTCCATATCATCAATACACGGAAATGAAGCCGCACTGTGATGGGTATAATGACCATGGTTTTCAATGTGGTTATGCAAAAAATCAATAACCAGGCTCACTAACTCATCTGGTCGCTCACTTGGCGATAGGTAACAATAAAGCCGTAGGTCACATTTGCAACAGTCTCCACCAGATTCTTTGCAGTGCTGGCTGACGGCTTTATTAAATTGTAATGCGTCCATTTACGCTCCTTTCTACTCAATACACATTTGAGCATTGCAGTCCCTGATGCACATTACTGTATTTGTACATGGATGCCAGTTCTTAACATATTCCATAGCTTCTTCAAATCTCAGCTTAGGGATGTTATTACGGGCATTTACTGCGAAGTAAGTCTTTATATCCCTGTTGCATTCAGCAAATACTTTCTTGCCAATTTCCTTGTAAGCATTTGACTCTTTCCCACCAAGGTGAGCAATTACGACACTTGACACTAAGTCTCTAATAGATTCCTGCTGTGCGTAGTCAATAGTCATGGTATTTTCAAGTCTGTTAAGCCGCTCTTCGTGATCTAAGAATCCTGTCGCAATAACCTGTATCTGTTCAACTGTCGTCAGTGGCTTCTGGTATGAGCCTGTCTTTCTGATTATCGGAAGAACTTCATCCATAACCCATGATTCAAATTTCTCTGCCGATGGAAGTTTCGATTTCATAATCAATCGGTACAAATCTCCCTCTGTTATGAAACTCGCTTCCTGATTCCTGCCGAGAGAATCTGTGAGGTGGTGTTTTACCACCCCACGGCAATGCTGTTTAAGTGCATTAACCGTGTCCTTGTAGCCAAGAGCTTTCGCAACGTCAGCTCCAACAAAATACGGTTTCCCGTCAATTTCTGCTGTTCGGATGTCCCCGAACTCTTCTGAATTAAAAATCTGTAATTCGTTCATGTTTCTCCTTTCTAATTTGAATTAACTACTTCTTTCTTATCTGATTTTTTCCCCAGATTATTCTCGGAAAAGCTTTCCGTCTTACCGAGAATATATCCTTTGTCAAATTCTGACATATTAGGAATCGCTTCTTTCAGCTTTTCAACGATTCTTTTTTCTTTTTCTGACATATACGCACCTCTTTTCTTGTGATATACTCTCCTGCAAAGGAGGTGTTCATTTGATAACAAGATATCAATATAAAATATTGAAAAAAGCTTTAAGAAATTGTGGATTTACTCCTAGTAATCAGCGTGAAGTAGATGCCTGCAAATACCTTTTCAACAAAAAATGCTTTATGCGCTCAAGATTGCGAGAGTACGAATATGAAATCACGCAAGCAGGAGAAGTTGCCATGAAAGCATATTTCCAAGATATATCCAGATTTTGGATAACAACTGTTCTGTCCATCATTGCACTGATTACCGGTCTTTTCTCAATCTCTATACAATCAGAGCCACTATTGAAATTGTTAGAGCAATTATTGAAATAACTGTTAAAACGTGTGTGCAAGTGGATAATGATTTCACATAACGCGAATATATTCCGAACTGCTCTTTCAGGTATTCGTTATCTGTCTGCTCGCTTGGAATTTCTTCAGCATAGTTATGGCGGGAACAGCAGCTATTTTGTGTTTCAGATTCCATTAGAATCTGTTCCATCTGACTCCACACACCGGACGTTTCTAATTTCGACCAGTCGTGGCTCGTCATTTCGAGTTGAACTGAAACTTGACCGAGAATATTTTTACTGACGGTGCAGTCTAGCATTTTTCTTCACCTCCTCGCCCTGTCCTTATCTCTCAATGCGATTGCGTAACCCAAAGCCATCCGCAAATCATCTTCATTGAGGGATAGCAGAGCGGAGATGCCATCTTGCAGGGAATCATATTTAGATTCTTCCATGTTTTTTGATTTGCTTTTCTCCTCTGCTACGCCGAGCATGTATCCGAGGTTAAAATCATCAACATATTTAAGTAGCGGAATCAATTTGAGTATGACTTTCTGTTTTTCGCTGATAGTAAGTGACTTTCTAGGTATTGATTCTGCAGGTTCTACATTTTTTTGCTCATCTGCTCTTTTCTTTAATTCAGATGCGGCAATGTCAAAAGAGATATTAAAATACTCTCTTCCCTGTGCTTCCGGAACCCTATCTTCATCAAATAACATGTGCATTTCGCGTTCTAATTTAAAAGCATCTTCCAACTCGTCTGTTGAATAGATTTGGCTTACTTTGTACGGAATCTGTGTTGCTCTCTGTTCGACATTTCCAGATACGCCGATTTTTACGAAATCGCCACAATCCATGACATATACTTTACGCTTCAATTATTTACTCCCTTCCGTTCTGGCAACCTTGGTTCAAGAAACTTATCGGTTCCAACAGATAATGCTCCACAAATTAATTCGTATTCATCGAAATCTAATTTGCGATTTCCATTGAGAGAAAGATTGAGCTTCTGAACAGGAATACCAGTTTTGTTAGCAACGAATGTCTGTGTTATGCCGTTATTCTCAAGGTATGACTTGATTTTCTTACCAACACACATTTTCAATTCTCCTTTCTATTTAAGTTTCGTTCCTATCGAACAATTACAGTATAACTTCGAAATGTTCGAATGTCAAGAATAAATTTCGAGAAAATCGAAATTATTTTATTGACAGTTCGAAATTTCTATATTATTATTAATCATGAAAGGAGGAAACCGATAATGACATTTGGCGAGAAAATCAAGCAAGCCAGAACAGCAAAGAAATTAACTCAGAAACAACTCGCAGAAAAAATCAACGCAAAACACAATTCAATTAGTGACTGGGAAAAAGATAAGTGCAAGCCAGATATGGACACTATCGAACTTCTATGCGGCGCTCTGGAAGTAACACCGACATACCTCATGGGTTCTAAAAGCGATGACGATTATGCAACCATAATTGGAAATCTTATGTCAGAACCTGACATCTTAGACTTTATCGAGGAATATAAAGCACTCGATAAAGAAGATAAGAAAGCAATAAAACAAATAGTTTCATCGTTAAACAAAAAGAGCAAGGGTTAATCCCCTTGCTTCTTTGATTTTAGATATTTGATAAGAATCGTATAGACAAATTTTAACTTGCCCTCATTATCACATTTTTCAACCATCTCAATAATCTCTTTCTTATAATCCATAAATAACCCTCCCTGTCACAACTACCGCCTACATTACAGTATATGTTCGGCTGTGGGAAATAGAACCGAACATTAGTTCGCTTTTGCTATTATACCACCTATTCCGACTCTTGGCAACTGCCAATGATATACGTGAACTTTCGTTATTTCATACACGAACTTTGCAATCTCAAAGAAAATTATGCTTTCACAGAAGAAAAATGCGAGATCACAAACTTTTCTGTGGACTTCCCTCAGATTATGGTTCGGCGCAGGCTTCTCCTGATATGTGGCACTGGTGATCTGCACATCATTGTGATTGTTCGGGACAATCTTTAGCGGAATATGTATCGTGCAAAATATCTTAAATATAATTAGAAAGAATGCAAATATCTTAAAACAATTATTTTTCATAACAAATCACTCTTATTCTTTACAAATCATGTTATCTGCGATAAAATAATAATACCACATAAAAGCGTACTTTTGCATGACACTTCAAAATCAGCAAGAAAAATGTAAAAATCATCAAAAATGGCACGATTTAAAGAGTATGTGCAAAGCGTAACAGGAGGAAAAAATGTATGAGTAATGAAAAGACAAAAATCTGCAAGCACTGTAAAATGGAAATCCCAGCAGGAGCAAAGATATGTCCTCATTGTAGAAAGAAACAGGGCGGAAAGCTGAAATGGGTAGTTCTGGCAGTCGTTGTTATCGGAGCTGTGGGTGCAGCTTCTGGCGGAAGTTCTGACACAAAAACTACAACCACTTCTACTGCAAAAACAGAATCTAAAGAAGTAGCAACACCTACACCAGTAAGCTATACCTCTGTATCTGTAAACGATATGATGTCTGCTTTGAATGATAACCCGCTTGGAGCATCAAAGCAATACAAAGACCAGTATTTAGAAATCACTGGAAAACTTGGAAATATTGACGCTTCTGGAGACTACATTGACCTCATGGCAGATGGTGATTTTGAAATCATTGGCGTACAATGTTACATTAAAAATGATGAGCAGGAGTCAAAAGTTACATCTATGAAAATGGGTGACATGGTGACTTTGAAAGGAAAATGTACAGACGTAGGCGAAGTTCTTGGATATTCATTTGACATTGAAGAAATAGAATAAATAAAACCACCCCGGCATTGGCGTACCGAGGTGGCGTTTATACATCTCCGAAGAAATGTAATATTCTGGCAAAACATATTGTATCATCTTCGGAGCAGTCGGGCAAGTCAGAAAGTTTGTTCGGCTGTTATTTTTATACTCGAAACAACCGTTTAAAGAAAAGAGGAATAAAAATGGCGAAGAAAAGAAAGAAATATCCAAAACTGCCGAATAGTTTCGGCTCTATTCGATACCTTGGCAAGAATCGGAGGAATTGTTTTGCTGTCCATCCGCCAGCTACACTGGACGTGACAGGGAAAGCAGTCCGACCGCCTGCAATCTGCTATGTAGACGACTGGATTAAAGGATTTACTGTACTGACCGCATACAAGGCAGGAACATATCAGCCAGGGATGGAACGAGACCTTGAGATATCACCTACAACGGACGTAGATACCCTTGTTACTCGTTTGATTGCTGATTACAATACAATCAAGGGCGTCGAGGATAAATACCCGGAAATCAAGAAATTGACGTTTTCAGAGGTATATAAGAAGTTTTACGCATGGAAATTTCCAGAGGGTTCAAAACTTTCTTATAGTTCAAAAATAGCTTACCAGACCGCTTACTCGAACTGCACGACTCTGTACAACCGTATCTTTGAGGATTTAAAAGCGCCTGATCTGCAAAAGGTAATTGATGACTGCCCGTTAAAGCGTCAGAGTCTTATGGCAATTCTTACACTGTTCAAGCAGATGTATAAATATGCCGTTTACTCAGAAATTGTAACGGAAAACAAGGCGTTATATGTCCATGTCAATGCTGATAATGACACCGAACATGGAACGCCCTTTTCTGATCAGGAAATGCAAGTGCTGTGGAATAATACCGACAATCAAGAAGTACAGCTCATTCTTATTATGTGTTACTCCGGCTGGAGAATCGGTGAAGTGTTAAAACTTACAACCAACTTAGAAGAAGGATACTTTCAAGGCGGCATCAAAACAAAAGCCGGTAAAAACAGAATTGTCCCGATACATCCCGCTATATACCATTTTGTCGAACAGAAAGTGCTGACACAAGATGGAAAATTATGCGTGTATACTCAGCAGCATCACAGAAAAGCGTTGTTCTATCCTACACTCGAACGTCTTGGGATTGTTGGCGATCCGAAACACACTCCGCATGACTGCCGGCATACTTTTTCTATGTTATGTGAAAAATACGGCGTCCGGGAGAACGACCGGAAGCGAATGCTGGGTCACTCTTTTGGTGGAGATGTTACAAACGCGGTATATGGACACAGGACATTGGAAGAACTCCGCACAGAGATTGAGAAAATAAAAGTCCCATTTGTGACTAACTGTGACTAACGGAATCTTATTTTATCAATTTTATTCATCACAATTCAGAACATAAAAACGCGTGAAACCCTTGTAAAATCAACATTCTCAGCGATTTTGCAAGGAATTCACTCATTTCATTTTCATTATTCTAATTGTATTCAATCAGGATATTAATTAGAACTATGCAAATGTCAGAAAGTCCTTTAAATACAGTACTTTAGAGGATATTCAATTAGGAAATGATTTTTTTGTTTGTGACTAACGTGTGTCCAACGAACTAATAGGATTTACAAAACGAAATGATACAATATGTTATAAGAAGCATGATTCCCGGGGTACTATCCCCGGGAGCTTTTATTTATGAATTTCTGAAATTCTGGTAAATACGCCCTTCGGGACAAACTCAAATACAAACCCATCATCATTCGGGTACGGGATTCTGACGAAGTACCATTTCAGCCCGGAACTGTCAGTTTCTGTGTACTTCATAACCTCTACAACTGCACCTTTTTTCAACTTCGGAAACAGTTTAGATGGGCTATTTTTGTTTGATTTTGTATAACATTTTGTGTCTTTTTTAATCTGCGCAATGTAGGCTCTTGTGTTCTGTTTTTTGACTGTATCCGAGTCTGAAACTGGCGTTGTATCTTTGACTAAACTGTAGTTTGGAGTGCAGAATTTTGTTCCCGGGAGGTTGCTGTTGTAGTAGCTTTTCTGGCATACTCCACCACCATTTGCGATAATTGTAGAGCCACCAGAAGTATTTCCTTCGACTGTCCAGAATTTATCTCCTGATACCTTTATTACAATTCCGGTGTGCGCGAACACTCCATTTCTATAGAAAATAACAATATCCCCAACTTTTGGATTGCTATTCAAAGTAAATAAATCCGCTATCGTCGGACAGTATACATAAGGCCAGTGTTTTAAGAGTTCCTTTGCTTTCTCCTGTCCAAAAGCTTTCATGAAGCACCAACTCACAAAGCCGGCACACCATGGCTGTCCTTGATAAGATGGCTTTACATCTCTCCAATATTTTGTATAGTTATTGGAACCTGCATTTGCTGTCTTGCTGTCAAGCTGGCTATTGCTTGCTTTTTCAAGATATCCAACTTCATTCTTTGCGATCTGGATTAATTTGTCAATTGCGTTCATACCTGTTTCCTCACTTTCTGGAAAATATGTCTTTAATGCGTTATAAACAAATCTCTGTCGGCTCTCATATGCCCCGACTTGGTTCCCTGTATCGGTCTGACAAGCTGCGTAGAGATTATCGAGTGTATATGGTTTCTGAGTCTTTGCCAGAATCCTCGTTACCGCCCCTAGTCCGCCTTGGTGCCTAAAGTTCACACACATAGCTTGCCCTCTAGCGTCCGTAACGCCCATTTTAAGGGCTTCATCTGCATAGGCGGCTAATTGTTCATCCATAAGGCTATCCTGGCATTTAATACCAATTTTGGACGATATAAGCTGAACGATTAAATTTGCAAACTGGCTGTTTCTGGAAATATTAAAGCAAGACCAGTCTGCCTCCTGTACCTGTTCCCATAATCCGATACTGTCCAGCCTGTCCCATTGTGCCGTATCTGCGTCATGAATCCGTTTCAAAAGTGTTTGTGCTTCGGTTGCGTACCACTGTCCTGCCCCGATGGTAATTGCGTGTTCTTCAGAAGAATTGGCGTAAGCTTCTGTGAAGTCCGAATAATCCTGCTGTCCATAAACCTGTCCGCCGGTCTCGACTGCATAAATAATCTTTCTGAGAACCGTTTTCTGTTCGTTTGTCATGCGTAAATCTCCTATTTTATACTGACACAATTAGACTATTTTATCTGGATAGGTATTTTGTAAATTTTATGAAAAATTCTGGTTAACTAAAGCCCTCTTTAGTTAATTACATAAACTCCGATTCATCCATTCCTTTCACTTTTTCTTCATACTCATTGATAAGTCTACGCCATTCTTTTCTTTGTACTTTAACAGGCTCATATTCTTCATCACTCATTACTCCATCGGCATGTTTTAATGCCTTGTAATCAGTGTCAGCAAGTAAACTTTTTAGAGCTACTATTTCGGCTTTATAATTCATAGATTTAATCTCCTTTCACTACGCAATTCGGAAGCAGACGGGCAGCCCCACCCAGGTGCCGGAAGCAATGGCGTTGTAGGCATTACCGTAGCTGGTGACATAACAGAAGTTGCTGGTGGCGCCAGCGTTAGCAGAGATCAGCCACCAGCTGTTGCGGCCACCTCCGTCACCCAGTCCTTTTACACGCCTCATATTGCAATTGAATATTGGATACTGGACAAATCCGCCTTTATCTAGTGCGTTGTTGGCCCACACGCCACATCCGTACACTTCTACCTCAGACGGAATCCAAAGTTTACCCATATCCTGCCAACCCCAGTCGTTGTTGTTTGACAGCACACCTGATGTAGAGTATCGTTTCGGGATCAGCGCACGTTTGGTCACAATTACAGCTTTTAAGGCTTCCGGAAGTTTTGACCAGATACCGTCTTTTGTATAGTCTACCAGTTTTACCGGTGATGTTTTACTTGTACCGCCTGCCACATGACCCTTTAAACTGTTCGCATACAAATACAGGTTTGAAGCCAACCACGGGTATTCGGAACCAGTCCCGGTTACTACAATATTGTTTGTACCTGCTGCCGGTGCAGCAGTAAATGTGATTGTATGTGTGTCTGCATCATAGGTGTATGCTGTTGTAGCAGTGCCCCCGATTGTCACGCTTGCGACAGCAGCCATTTCGTTTGTCAGTACAAAAGCTGTTTTCGTGCCGTCACCGGACAGGTTCTCAGTTGGAATAATACCATTGTTGTAATTGACCGGGTTCATTACATGTAGTGTCGGCCACAGGTCTTTACTAATAAAGTCAATATAGTTTGGCACTTCACGGTCACCGTATCTCCTGTAGGTGTTGATACCAGCAACACGTGACTCAATCCATTTGTTATCTGTGGTCTGCCAGCGGATATAATCATTCACATGAATACCCGCAAAGCTTCCTGCCTTGATTCTAGCTTTGATCCACTGCCAGATGTCTGAGTAATTAGCGATTTCATCTTTGAATTTTTCGGTAAGATTTGTACCTTCATATAGTCTGTCGTTTTCTAATAGTGAAATCTCTAAATCTTCCTTTAGTGAATCAGTTTCCGTTTTCAGTGAAGCAATGTCTGTCTTGTTCTGCTCGATCTGCTGTGCCTGTTCTGTCGTGGCTCCAGGTTGTACGGGGTTCTCTTTGAGATATTTATTTACTGCATTTTCTATCTCTTCTGGAGTCAGTCCACTAATGCCTTTTTGACATAAATCGTATAAATATTTCTCTACCCGTGTAATTGGATCCGGGATATTTCCGGTATAACTCCCAGTTAATTTAGCAAGATATTTCTCTTTTCTTGTTATCGGATTATCTGCCATAGTTACTCCTTCCTGAATGAACTTTACATTCTGAGACTGTCTATTTTAATTATATCACGTAGACGATTTATAGCTCTGTACCAATCAACTAATAGTACGGTCAGGGCTGAGATTTTGAGGTTATTTGGGTGAATAAGGGCTTATTTGGATTTTTATGGAAAATGCGCTCTTATTTGCGGTTTTGGGGCTCTTATTTGGCGAAATTAATATTGAAATAAGCAAAAATTCCTTATTTTGCATCCTAAAGGAACCTATTCTTCAAGCATATATTTAAGAACATCTTCTGCCGATTTGAATGCACCGCTTCCTGATGTGTATATTGTTGCAGGAAAGTTGGAAGTCGAAGGACCAGGTCCATAATTCAAAGGTCGTGGTAAAACCGAAAATGTTCCATCACTATTTGAGGTACCAACTCCAAATATATTTCCGTTCCCTTTCACACTATTGTGGCTCATTTCCCAACTAATGGTTTCGTCAAGAAGTTCTCCTTTCATGTTTCTCATTCTTAACGTGTACAATACATTTTTCTGGTTAATATACTGTAATATAGTGCTAGGGACTCTTTTCGCTTTAAACATAATACATGCTGATTCATAATATGAACGGCCAGATTCTTGTTTGACATATATTCCAGCTTTTTCAATATCTGTGAAATATATTTTTCCATCTTCGGTCTGATTACGAACAGAAATTTCACATTCACAAGGATATTGAGTGCCGTCATAGTCGACGTGTGTCCACACTGTTCTTACAGCACAAATTTCTTTCATTGGAGGTATTCCAGATTTTTCCCACAGTAAAATATCGCCACCATAAATCTTCGTTACGTCCTTACCTTTGACAGGAAACCCAGTGATTTCCTGTCTGTTCAAAAATGCCTTATATATCATCCTATCATTTCTCCTCGAATGTGAAATACAATGTATCTGCCCGGTCAGTTCCTGCGGCTACAAGAGCGTCATAATCAGCTTTTTTTATTCGCTTTATGCACCTTAATTGTGCCTTTTTCAATTGCTCAGAAGTGCTACCAGAACCACCGGAACTGTCCGTAAAATCATTAATTAATGCCGGAGAAAATTCAGAATCCGAACCGTCCGTAAATTCCGCATAACTGATTGTCGGCATTTCAGATCGTGTAAGATTGACCGTTCCAGATATTTCGGGAGTATATTTTCCTAACTGTTGGCTGTTGCTGTTGAATGGTGCGTTGTTGGCAGAATAGGTGTCAATCATGTCTGTAGCGCCGATTTTGAGCGTCCTGCTCATGATGTATGAATGAACGTACCATTGCAGTTCTGTAGGCTCCTGATCGTCGTGCTGAATCTGCTTCTTATAGTAGAGTTCGACTGCCTGTCCGACCATATTCAGTGGATTTCCCTGAACCTCGGCAGTATATCCCTGTGCACGGTAATATTTCCGCAAATCTTGATTTACGAATACGCCATAGCAAATCTTCATAATTGGTTTAGCCCTTGAAATACCACCATATTCGTCTGCATCCCAAACGTAATTTAGCCAGTCTTCATTTCCTACAAAGAAGCTATTTCTGTTGTAATAAACGTTGTTATCATACGCTTCTTGCGCTGTATAGTCACCTTGTGTAAAGCCAAAGGCTCTATTCGGGTCGGGGTCACAAAATATAATATTCGGGAACCAGATTCTGCCCTCTTTTGCGGTAAAACTCTTGAATGTATCAAGATGTACTTCTTCGTTATTGTAGTATTTATAAATGTTCTGATTACCGGTAGTCTGCCCGTACCTATAACTGTTCTGGCGAAGTTTCAGATACTCAAACTTGCCGTCCCTGTTCATCCAACCAAAACGGTCATTCTGCAAGCATAAATCTTTCAGAATATTTACTGCGTTCATTTCATTTGAGTTATTCGTATCAGGCACATAGGTGTCGTCCCAATGCAGTTTTGTACTGACTTGTTCAAGCCCCAAAAACTCAAATAATTTATCCCTAAATTGCTTTTGAGTCAGCTTTTTCTTCTTGTCAGTCGTCTGGTTCTTGTACCATCTGGCAATGTCAGTATTTCGTAATTTATACAGATAATCGTATGCGATAAAATTACGTGTCAGGGAGTTTGCTTTTCGCTCCGCACTGTCGATTTCACCTGTGAAAATTTTGATTTTTGTTCCTTTTCTTTCAATGTAAACTTCGATTTTTCCAGATGGATAAAATTCTTCCGAGGTACCATTGAACTGATCGTGGTGAGCCTGAAATGTTATCTGATTGCAGACACAGCCGCCGAAAATGAAATAACTTTCAGAACAAATTGACTCCTGTAAAGTAATCGTATTCTGGTCGATATTTTCATTTGTAAGGTCGGCAAATTCTCCGTTAATCCAGTGTACTGTAACATTGATTGGTTCGGTTTTTTCTTCTTCAACTTCACCAGAACCACCACCAGAACCACCACTTGAACTATCGTCAAACGGGTTTTTTCCGTCGTTCGTGACTTTAATTTGAAAACTGTCGGAACCAACAAATTTGGAAGTTCCGTTGACTGTGACATTATAAGAAACTGTGATAGTCTTAGAACCTGCGGTAGAACTATCGAAGCCAGAAATATCATAATCTGTAATTTCTTTCTCAGTTCCATCCTGCCTTACTTCTGCAACAGTCAGCCCGGACGGGTCGAATGCTTCTCCGATTTTGTAGTAAACCTTGGACGGAAAACTCATGATTCTTATTCCTGAAAGGTCATATACAGTCACTTTAAAAGTATCGGTATGTGTTTTGTAGGTTACTGTGATTGTTTTTTCGCCAACAGAAGAACTATCAAATCCAGATACTTCAAATCCAGTTGTTTTTGTTTCTGATGTTCCATCAGTGTATTTAACAAGGATTGACAATCCAGTTGTGTCGAATACATCTCCTTTTTGATATTCGACTTTAGTAGGCATGGTTTTTACTTCGATTCCAGAAATGTCTACTACAAGAATATTGAAATCTACGGTCTTTTCATCGAATGTAACCGTTACAGTTTTATTTCCGTATACTGACATATCCGGGCTTGATAAGGTATATCCTGTTGCCTGTGTGGACGTGTTGTCGGCGTAATACGCAGTAATCACAAGACCTGTAGTGTCAAATGGCTCACCTACGAAATATCTAGTTTTGGCAGGCATATGGGAGACTTCAATTCGAGTTGCCAGAATTAACCATGTAATTGTGCCTGTGGCTCCCCATGGAGAGCCAGAAATTTCATTAGTTTTCTTATTTAATGTGATATTTGTTGTTACAGATGTTTTGAAAGCGTTTTCGCCAATGCTCGCCACACTCGTAGGAATAGATACGTTTGCAAGTTGAGTATCTTTGAAACATTCTTCCGGAATAACTGTAATGCCATTTTCAATAGTTGCGGATTTTAATGCTGAACATTTTGAAAAAACAGAAGTCCTTGAAAAAACCACATCCTTTTTCAAAGTAAGGTTTTCTAAACTGTTTGTATAAAATATTTGGTCAATGTCTCCGCCCCGAATGGTTAAGTTTTTGCAATCTGGAACTCTTATATTAGAGTCGAATGCTATGTTTTTTCTTCCAATTTCTATATAATCAAGAGTTATGTCAGAAAAAGCATAATCCAAAGCCCACAATGACTCTGGAAACACAATATTCTTTAATGAATTACATCCTTCAAAAGAACCTTCTCCAATCTCTTCCAGACCTTCATGGAAAATTATTTCCGTTAAATTCGGGCAAGACTTGAAAGCGTCGCTGTATATAGTGCTCACTGACGTTGGAATCTCAAGCCTTGTTCCTAAAAATATAGGAAAACTATCTGTATCAATATATATGATTGTATTTGGGAAATTAATATCTGTTAATGACTTAAAATCACTGCTAAACGAGCCTACTACTTCTGCGATGCCGTCTTCAAAAAATAAAGTTGTACATCTTGTGTATAAATTGTTTGGGATATTTATGTTTTCTAAATTATCCGACAAGCTATCGGTAAGTTTTCCAGTTCCAGATATGGTTAAAGTATTTGTACTAGGGTCAAAATTAGCGGTTACATCCTCGTAATTTGGCGAACCAATATGAAGCAAAAGTGAACTGTACACAGAAACATTAACTACGCCTATTACATTAAAATATTTGACGCTAATAGGAATTGTTCCGGATTCTGAAAGAACTTTATTTTCAACGACATAACCACTTTCTATTCTTTCTGAACCGTCCGAGTATTCAACAGTTATACTTGTAACTTTTACCCCTGTAGTATCACCTACAAAATAAATTCCAGAAGTACTCTCTATGTTTGAGATTCTTTCTGGCTGCATAATAGTAACTTCAAATGTACAAGTGAAACTGCCGTAATGAACCGCAATTTCACATTGTTTTGGAGAGCTACTGTCAAAACCAGAATATGTACAATCCTTTGTGACATCTATAGTGTTTCCATCACTTGTCGTCGCAGTAACTACAATGCCAGTAGAATCAAATTCTTTTCCTATGTGATAATTCACCTTGCTTGGCATAGTCGTTACTGATATGGCGGTAATGGAAGCTTCTGAGACAGAGATCTCAAATCTTGTAGTCTTACCAGACGCAGTAACGGTTATAACTTTTGCTCCTGCGGAACTGCTGTCGAATCCTGACAACTTATAATCAGTGGTGATTTCGGTTGTGTCGTCATTGTATGTTTGAGTCACCACGAGACCCGTGGTGTCAAATAATTCGCCCTGATAGTATCTGGTCTTCTCTGGCATTTTTGATATGGTGACTTGGACAACATATTTGTCAACAAATTTCTCATAGCTAACTGCCTGTGACACACCTGCGTTTTTTACCAGAATCGAAGCCGGAACCGCAGAAGATACGGAAAGAGTTAGGTTTGTTGTGGTTTTACCGTCGGTGATTGACGATGTACCGGTGTATGAACTGCTTGTAGGTCTCTGAACGACATTGATAAATAATGTCTGCCCCTCTATCAAGAATACTTCGTATTTCAGCGCATATGATGAAGATGTGCTTGAATAATACACATATCCTTCTACTCTGATTTTGAGGAATCTTTTTCCCGACGTAAGCGTTCCTTCCTGTCGGTAAATATAATAAACCGCGCCATCCCTGCGCCAGATTTTGAGTTGTTCGGCGTTTTGCCCGAATCCGATAAAATTGTTACCAGAAACATATATAGTACTGGCAGTCTTTCCTGCATAGGTAAACCAGTCAACGCCCGTGACACTAACTACATCATCGTCGTGCTTCTTGTTGTTAACAATAGCAGTCATCCCGGTTGTCGTATTCAATAAACTGTCAAAAGATACTGTGTCTGCCATAATCATCCTCCCGTCTATAAAATAAAAGAGCACATGAGCTGTGACACCCATGTGCCCTGGTTGTTAGTATTCGATTAGTGCGATTCTGATGCTTGAATAAAAGACCATCCCTCTTTTTTTGTCAATTTCATTGATTGTAAAGTCAATATCTGGAACATATACTTTTGCATTCGTATATGTATTTGTTTCGTCATTCCAGTAGGTGATATTTGCTTTACGCTCTTGCTTATTGATAATTGAGGAATTCATTACATTTTGAATTTTTATTTTTTCTTCTAGGGTTAAATCGTCAACTGTTTCAAATTCTATCTTTGTGCGATAATGCGGGAGTGTGTCCCTGTGCAAATATCCTTTCATATCTGTCCACGAATCATTTTCAAGTCTTTGATTCGGTGTGCTTTTCCATGTTGCTCTTTTGATAAATTCATGTGGAAATTCTTGAGTCCCGAATTTTAATAGCCATCCCTGAAAATTCCCTGAACTAAATTCGCTCATGTACTCACCTACCCTTCAAAGATTCCGAAGCCTGTCCGGTTCCTGTATTGTCCGTTCTGATCTCTCAACCAGCGGATGAATTCGTTTCCGTCAATATTCAATACGATATACTGAGGCGAACCACTACCGCCATTTCCAGATTCTTTCAAAGCTTCCATCATTGCCTGTTTCATCGTCGACAGTGGAGATACAACCTCTGCCTCACGCTTGTTATCACCGAGGATTGCTGCAAACTCTCCGGCGTTTCGTGGCACAACTGTACCTTTTGCCAAGTATGGAATCTGCGGCGCTGTCATGGTCGGAATTGTAAATCCCCAGGTACTTCCTCCAATCTTCGGCACCCAATCAGGAACTTTAATCTTTATCCTATTCAATACGCCAATAGCTGTGTTTACCCCTGAGATAATTCCACGAATCATTCCATTAATTAAGCCGATCACGCCATTAATTGGGACTTTTGCAATATTTACTAACGAGTCAAATATATTTTTGAATACTTCTTTGACTTTTAACCATCCTGCATTCCATCCATTTATGAAAATCGTTATGAGATATTGCAAGATATTCCCAATAGTAGATATAATCTTAGATGCTGTTTCTTTTATTGAGGTAAGCAAGATTGAACCAGCATTTTTTACTTTTTCTATTAAAGAACTGGCTGTATTTGTGGCTTTTTCTATGAATGCTCTGCTTTTTTCACCAAAGTAATCAACTATACCTCCGAAAAAGTCCTTTATAGAATCCCAATTTTTCACAAGCAAAACACCCGCTGCTATTACCGCACCGATTGCAGCAATAATCAGTCCGCCCGGTCCGATCGCTGTTGCTATTGCAGATATTCCGCCAAGTATGCCACCGGAACCCGTCATGAGGGCAATTAAGCCTTTCAACGCAAGTCCAATATTGCCGATATTACTGATAAGTGTAGTAACCAATGGGATAATCTTCGCTGTTGCAAACATTCCTATAAGTGCCGCTCCGAACGCTTCGACCAGCGTCTGATGTTCTCCGAGGAAGTTTAAAAACCCTGATACAATATTAATAAGTGTAGGAACGCCTGTTTCAATCAACCACTTCAATGATGGTAAAATAATGTTGGTATATATCCATTCAAGAACATTTCCAAGTGCTTCGATAATTGGTGCAAAGGATTTTGTGAGGTTCTTAATAGAATCCAGTAACGGATAAAAATCAAGTTTTCCGGCCCAGTCCGCTGTTGCTTTTGTTATATTTTCAATAAAATCAAGAACTTTCTGAAAAGCATTCGCTAAATTTTGAATAATTTTTGTTCCAACATTATTTTTATTCCATGCTTTAGATAACTGACTTGCAATATTTCCGATTATCTTGAAAATGTTCTGAAAAATCCGAAGCATGGTAGATAACATTTCCGTACCTGTTCCATTTGTCCAGACTTCCATAATACTTTTTCCGACACTCTTTGCAAGTTCAGCAAGACTAGAAAACATATACCTTGCAGCATCAATAGTATTCTTACCCTCTCTGCTCCAAGCTTCCTGAAAAGGCTTCCAGATTTGCTTAAGTATATCGGATAATTTCTTTGCGGATTTGCTGAGTTTGTCAATCTGGCTTTCTCCTTTTGCCAATCCTCCGTAATCTACCTGTCCAACATTTCCGAGGCTAATATTGTCTGCCTTTACGGTAGGCGTTTTTGTCACACCAGATATCGCATCCGCCGCTTCTTTTCCAATAACCTTTAATTCGTCAAACGGAGCAATATTCTTTTTTAGAGCCTTGGTCTGCTTATTTAACGCGCTTGTACTGTCCTTCGTGGAATCTGTTACATTCTGCGTAGCATCAGCCAGACTATCAGCTCCATCCGCAGCACTGGCATAAGCATCTTCTGTGGCTGACAGGTCTGTTCCAGCAAGTCCCGCTCCACTGGCTCCCGTCTGCCCGGATGATTTGTTCCCGGTTATCAGTTCCGTAAAGGACTTAAAGGCATTTGCAACCGTGGCAAGTTTTGCCAATAAGATATTTATCACTTTTATGACCGGAGTGAAGATGTTAATCAGTCCTTGTCCGACTGTAGCTTTCAGGGACTGAATCTGTAGCTGCATCACCCTAACCTGGTTCGCCCAGCTGTCTGATGTTCGGATGAAATCACCAGATGCAGCCGATAACTGTTTCTGCACAAAAGCCAAGCGGAGAGCAACTTTCTCCTGTTCGGTCATGGCAGATGTGGTTTTGCCGTATCCATTAGCCAATGCATACTGGTCAAGTGCTGACTGGGTCATTACCACGCCGAGGTCCTTGAGTGTTTCCGTTTCTCCCGTAAACACTGATTTCAGCTTAATATAAGCCAAGTCTTGGCTGATGTTATAGAATGATGCCACATCACCAGTTAGCTGTGTTAGAGCCGTTGACATATCATAAGCCTGTGCTTCTGAGAATCCGAACGACTTAGACATTGCTCCGAACGTACCAACATACTGTTTTGCCATCGTCTCTGACAGCCCGGCTGAGGTCATAGCGTTCTTTGCGAATTCATTAACCTTATCCGACATGGTTGTAAATGTAACATCCACGACGTTCTGAACTTCTGCCAGATCAGAGCCAAGTTCTACACATTCCTTTCCAAATTGCGCAAGCTTACCAACCGCAAATACGCCACCGATTATCAATCCGACTTTTTTAACGGCACTTCCAAGGCCGTTAAATGACTGTTTAATTTTAGATACTCCATTTTGCACACCATCTGTGTCCATTCGAGTATCAATAATGACTGAGCCATCAGCAGCCATGTGTCCACCTCCTAACTATTTGAGGTTAAGCATCTCGTTAAGCTTATCTTTATAAGCCTGTTCCTCTTCAGAGAGACGCGTTTTTATATCAATAAGATTCTTGTTATCGTGGTAGAATTTCTTTTCCCATTTATCTAATCTTTCGCCAAAAGCTTTTTTTGATCGAATCCCGATAACTGTATTAAGCAAGCATTCTCCTGCTTCCATGAAATATGAAAAAAATGTCCACCAATGCATATAAGGTACCGCTCTAACTTCGCTATGAATTACCTTGTTTACCGCCGGAATAATCATTTCCCCGTCCTGTCCCCAGTCCATCAAGCGTGGCTTCGGCTTTCCCGAATCGTCGTCCGTCTGTCCGCAGTCAATAAATTCACAAGCCTTCTTACAAGCCTCTTCTACGTTCTCTGGTGGAATGCTTTCCCAGTCTTCATAGAGGATCTTCAACATTACTATTTTTTTTCCGTAGTTGTCAAGATTCGGGTCGTTCTGTGCAATCAGAATATCTATAATTGCTCGAAAATCTGTCCTGATAGAAAAATCCACCCCACTGATATTTAGTGAGGTGGGTAACTCATAGGCGGTCATTTTGTGTATTTCTCCGTATACTTATCAACAGTAGCCTGCATTTTTTTCTTTCTTTTTTCAATTTCCGGCGCAATTGCTTCTGAAATCTTATCAAGCACGATATATACAAAAACCTGACCGTTTGGGAATACAGTTGTTGCGGTGATCGGCTCTTTGAATAAATCCATTGAAGCCTCATACCCTAACAGATAGTTCATTTTATCTTCAATCTGCTTGTTCAGATCCGCCATTTCTTTACTTGATGTGACCTTCTGAATACTGTCCTGCATCTGTTCAAAAAATGGTTCGATTTCCTCTGCTCTTGCTGCAACATTAATGTCGGTAGGATTTATCTTAAATGAAGAAAATACTTCTCCCTGTTTGTTTGTGAATGTAAAAAGAAGAAATCCATCATCAATGTTTGTATTAATTATCTTTGCCATTTTCTACGCCCTCCTAAGAATTATTCGCTGTCAGCTGTGAATGAGCCGGAAGTAATATCAAATTTACCTTTGACACGTTCTCCAACGTAATTAACTGTGAACGGAATCTGATAGCCGGATGTATCGCCGCCGTAGGAAGTCGGTACAACGTAGCAGTCCTGCTGGTATGCTTCATACTTGCCTGCTGTGGCTTCTGTCCAGAGATGGACTTCAACTGCTTTTGTCTTGAGGCTGTCGTCTTTGAGACGTCCATCTACGATCTTCTGCAATGCTGTGAACAGATCGGAAGTAGTGTCTGCATAGAACGGATCAGCGTCAGAAGAAACTTCATAGCCGTTATGCTTGAATGTGGATTCTCCAAGAATGTTTTTAGATGTTTCAGTATCTGGATTGAGTTCTACATTGTACTCTTCCAGATCCTTTCCAAGACGTTCATATTTCGGCGTCAGCCCTCCGCAGAGGGAACCGGCATCAATGTAATGAGCCATATATTTACGATCAATTTTTCCTGTTACTGGCATAGAAATGTCCTTTCTGCCTATCATTTTTAAAAGGCTATGTAGGTTGGCGACTATTCTCTAATTAATAGCCGGTTGTTACGTTATATTACTTCATAAGTGTTTTCGTAGCGTACCGATAATGGTAATAACCAATCCTGTACGTCACTCTCCTGTGGCTCTAAACCATAGGAATTATCACGAGTGATACGTTTTATTACTCTTCCTTGTGAAAGCTCTGGAAAAGCAGATAAGCGTGTCTCAGCGCCGTTTATGACAACTGGTTCCCGGCATATCCATTTACCGAGACTGTCCAGAAATTTCTGAACAGATAACTTCTGCCGTTCTTTGTCGGATGCCGTTCGATAAACCACATAAAATGGGTACTGGCATACCTGATGCATTACTCCACATACATCTTCTTTTTCCGAATAGACTAAAGCTCCGTTGTCTGCTGAGAAAGCGATTCCGGATTCTTTGCCGAGTTCCTCAAATTTGATTGTTTCATTTTCGTATAGCCCGGGATACTGGTTCAGAAGTGCTTTCATTGCATCTGTCAGAATCTCATACCCGGTTGCATCCTTACCGATAGGCTTATCTGCCATGTCATCCACCTCCTGCTTGTGCTTTTACTTTGCGAATCCATGTGCTGCCGTATTGTCGCTTTGCGGCATCAAACCAATGGGCTTGTGCCTGTGGGTGCGCCTGTCTGGTGTATTCAAGATTCTCCTTTGCAGCTGTCCGACCAGAGAACTGACTGACAAGAACTTTCTTTGCTCCACGTCTTGCGTAGGGACTTCCAGTTGCTTCGTCAACCATTCCTTTTCCCTCATACAAAAAACGTCCATAAGGTGCCGCCGCTGCGCATACTTTCCCAGTTCCTTGCAAGGATGTACTCTCAACTCTTGTTCGGTTGATAAAGTCCCCTGTAATCATCGGCATGAACGGAACCATACTGTCCATAACCATTCCATCAAGGAGATACTGGGCTTCTTGGTACTGTCTAGAAAATCTATCCATATTCAGTTTGATTTTCATATCTCCGTCAACTACGGAAAATCCTTTGAAATGATGAATCTTACTCATATCACTTACCCAAAATTTCAAAATGCGGAATCAGTGTATACGGACCGCCTACACTGGTAATCTTGAACACGTTGTCCCTGTTCTCATTCATGTACTGGTAGAATCCGTTTCGATAATCGCCATCGGTTACTATTCCACCAGTCCACTCACCCTCCCAGAAGAACGATTCATCTGAGAATGTGATAGTGTCTTCCAGAGCGTTGTTAATCTGCCTTTTCCACTCTTTAGGCGGAATCCATGGGAGAATCTTGCCGTCTTTATCAGTAATGGTCATATCGCCGTTCTGGACAGCATAGCGCACGTGTAACTGTGCGTTGTCTGTTGCGTCTGGCCCATACTTTTTAAGGATTGCCCCTTTGTCCGTAATGAGGTCAACGCCGGATAAAACATGAGGATACCAGTACGCATCTCTTGTTGTTGGACTCTCATAATAATTGAAAATCGTCAAAGTTTTTTCGTACATGATACCCTCTCCTTAATTATTCTTTCTGCACTGTCTGCTTAATAACCTGATTCACGCCAGTGGCCGACAGTCCATTAAACATACCGACTGCAACCGCCGTGATATAATCCGTTGCCGGGAAGTCCGGGATGATTCCCATTCCGACTGCTCCAAGAATCCCACCAATAACCGCCATGATCACTGGAATCCATTCATCAGAGATTCTTTTTGATGCTTTACAGCCCATTCCTGCAATGTAGCAAATCATAACGATTGCTACGCATGAGCCTAATGTTGAAATATCCATTCTTTTCACCTCACATCTGGAATACCAAACTGTTTGTATGTGCCTGTAAATGAAAACTGTTTTCCACATTTACAGCAAGTTTCCGTAATGGTACAAGTCTTTTCTTTGTCATTACATTTTGATTCAGCAGGACTTTTAAATCTGTGTCCGCCAGTTAAAAAGCACATTACTGTATTCATTTCGTTTACATCCCCGCATAAAGAACTGGTATTCCATCATCCGTCCTTACTCCCATCAGAAGCGGTAAAGCCGTCTTAAGAAGTAAGTCGTTCGTTTTCTGTACGTCCCCAGCGGCGGCATACACCGCACTCCATTCTTTTGCACTCGCTCCAATCTGCTGTGGTGTGGCGTAAGAGATGGATTCACTGCCGGAACTTACAGATGTTACAATGCCTGTTGTGCTACCACCGGACCCGATTGTGGTTGATGTACCACTAACGGCGGCATTGGTAGCATTCTTTTCAGCAAGCTCAATCTGATACATTAATTCAGCTAATGAACAGACTGCCTTTTTGATGCGTTTCTGTGAGCGTTCATTTGTCGGCAGTCCATCCACCAACCTGTCAAACGTCATTGCGTCCACAAAATCACTGGCTTTTTCCACCAGACGTGAAAAATCGGTTTCCGGCACGACATTGCCGAATGATTCTGTATAGAATTTATAATCTGCATAAGCCATGCCAGTTACCTCCTACATTTATGATTTCGCTGTTACGCTTGCACTTCCGGCGTTCAGTGCCTTGTATGTTCCATCGCACTCAACCACTGTAATCTTCTGTCCGGTTGCTGCCTTAATGTCAGCTTTTCCGTCCCATGTAGTCCAGTTTCTGAGATTCTGTCCATATCCGACAGTTACTGCTTCTGCCGCAACTTTGTATTTATATACGTTGTTGGCATTTTCCTTAGCCGGATTTACAGTGATTTTTGTATCACCACTTGCTGTCCCAGCCACGGAATTTACTGTCAGAGTACCAAGTGTAGGTGTCTCATCAATGGTAATTACTGCGATTGCGTCAATGTATTCTGCAAAAAGAGTCAGTCCCATAACTGCAAACGCTTCGGACACTGCGGTGTGGTAGTTACCCTGAGTATGGAATCCGATCAGGTTTGTTTCGCCGGATACAGTGTATACAAGTCCTGCTCTTGCGAAGTCAGATTCGTTCGGATCAACATAGTAAAGTACGATGTTTTCGACAGGGGTAGCAATAACCTGTCCTCTTGGAATCTCACTGTCAGATAACAGGAAGATTGTGTTGAATCCCATGAAATCTTTCATGTACTGGAAACCGAACTGGTTCTGAATAGTAATCTCAGCTGCTCCAAGGTATTCATATACGTCCAGAATGTTTACAAATCCAACAACGCCAGTCACATTTCTGTGCATTTGCTTGAATTTGTTTTCTACACGGCCTTTAGCCATTGCCAGAGCCATCTGGAATGTAGTTTCTGTGGAAGTAAGTGTACCGGTTTTCAGATAATCATAGAATCTGCCGGTAACGTCAGTCTGAAGTTGGAAAAGGAATTCATCATCAGTCATCTGAACAGCGTTCTCATAACCGTGATCCTTGATTGCTTCGATAGATACAGCCTTTGCGTACTTTTCAATAGTCATTTCCGCATAGGTCTTTTCTTTTACAGTAAACTTGCTGTAAGGGATTTCCTCACCCTCACCAACATTTCCGCTCTGCAAAGTACCCTCTGCGTATTTTGACTTGAGTACAGCACCCGGCTGTTTTTTGATAGGTCTCATGATGCCCAGAATATCACGTAAGTGCTGCCAGTTTCTTTCGAATCTGGTTACAAAGTCAATCTCACGCGCTGTGACCTGAATATCATTTGTCATAATAAGATTAGCTTTTGCTGCCATATAAAATCCTTTCTACCCATAATTGTTAAGGTATTGGGTTACCGACTATACTCTGTCGTATAGTCGGTGTAAAAAATCACTGGAATAACTGGATATTCTGAGCAATTGCAGCCTGTCTCTCGGACGGGTCTTTGATTGCTTCGATATCTTTCTTTGTCATGTTTCCCGGTGTCTGCTGATGTCCAATCCGCGCTGTTGCAAATCTCGCCTGTTGCTGCTGGGCCTGCTGCTGACTTTCATCTACAAATGTATCAGGTTCATCCTGTTTCATCTGTTCAAGCAGATCATTAAGTCCAAGAATCTTTCCGTCCTTAAGCTTAAGACCAGCTGATTTGATATCAGCGGTAACAGATCTTTTAGCTGCTGGAGATGAAAAATTAACATTTTCCAATGCAGTTTTAAGAGCATCGTCAAAATCTCTTTCGTAGATCTTCTCATTGAATTCTTTCTCTGCGTCCTCAGCTTTTTTCTTCCATCCAGCAAGCTCTGTCTGAATGTTCGCCGGGTCGATGCCGTCAAAACCTTTTAGGGTCTCTTCTGCTGTCTCAGCACGTTCTTTCCAGTCATCACGTTCACTCTCGACTTTCGACAGAGTTTTCGCTACTTCTTTTGCGTTCTTATAATGCTCAGAGAGTGCTTTCTTCACATCTGCCTGTTTATCTTCCGGGATTTCAATTCCAAATGATTTTAATGTGTCAATAAGTTTCTGCATAACATCCTCCTGGTCGTGTTTATTGACCTGCCGCCGCAGGTAAATGGATTAAGCCAGTTAGACCACTGGCAAGGTAATTGGAAAGACAGGAATCGAACCTGTGACACATAGCTTACAAGACTACTGCTCTACCACTGAGCTACATTCCATTAACCCGGATTCCCGGGTTAGCAAGGTATTTAACGTGTTATGCCTGCCACGAGTTGTTTCGGATATTTATTTCTTTTAAAAGAAAAGTATAAATAACAAAAACCTTAATCAAGGAGGTGAGCCATCTTGCGTGCCAGATGACAAATGCGCACGGCAGGATTCGAACCTGTTTAACTTTCCATTAAAGCGTGCGCACCAGCTACTAAATTAAAGAAAGGAGGATTAAAACGAAAATGTCAAAACAACCGTTTTACTTGTGCTTCCTGCTGCACAATTACATTATAACAGATTTATTTTAACTACCTCTCTACCACTTTTTGCGTTTTTAGAGCATATCGCGAAGTTTTTCCACGTATCTCTTGACAAGATCACGTTCCTCCCGGCACTCCGCATCTTTAGACATATCGCTCATTTCTGTTGTGAGTTCGTCCAGATGTTCTTCCAGAGCGGCAAGCATCTTCCTTTTGCAGTCTTCAGATTTGCCGGAACGATAGCTTTGCTTCTGCGTCATATAGTCATCGTAAGCATCTCGCCCATCAGAACGACTGTAATGCCCTCTGACGTAATGCTCGCCCCGTCTGGCATAAGAATTACCCCTGTCGTAATCTGGCATCATTCTGCCATCATTTGAGCTGTATCTCCCCATGCTATCACGCTTTCTTCCGCGTTCGCTGTAATCGTCATTGTATCCGCCACCACGCATCTCATCAAGAACAGTGTTGTAATATTCCACTTTCTTGTCCCAGTACTGCGTATTCTTGATATCTTTGTACATATCAATCAGTTTGTATGTCATTTCCAGATTTCCGGTGGTTAGTCCATTGTCAGCGATTTTGGAAAGTTCATCTTCGATTCTTGCGCATAAGTCTTTAATATCTCTCATAATCACACCTCCTACGCTTCTCTGGTCACAACAATGTTTGCATTTGCAACAGAAACAGCCTGATCGCTTGTATTCTCTACTGCGATATTAACGCAACATCCGCGAGGTACATCCACATAAATGCCCGTGGACACATTGTTGTACTGGTCTACTGCTGCCGGTGTGGAAATCATCTGAGAAGATAATACAGGTTCGCCAGAGATTGCGATAGCCAAAGAAATAGCCCCGACAGTACCTCCTGTTGGAATTGCGATATTGCCAGAAAAATCCACGAAGAATCTCGCTTTGCACTGACTAGTCAGTCCTCTCAGGGTGATGATTCCGCTTCCCTCTCTATGCTGAATACAGTTAGAACCTTTGACTGCTGTGTTTGAAAATACTACGTTTCCATTTGCTGCTACAGTCTGAGCAGCTACATTTGTAAATTCTGCCATAAAAATACTCCTTTCATATCACAAAAGGACAGGTCTCAGCCTGCCCCTCTGTGTAATACGGCATAAGCCGACATCCGAATCAATCGAAAGATACTCTCGATATGAAGTTGTTAACAATTACATCCGGTGTTGCATCCGCATCCGTAATATGTGTTCGGATTAGGAACCTGATATGCCGGAATCGGTGCTGGATTAATCGCATTAATGAGCTGCTGTGTCTGAGAAGCCATTGCAGTTGTGAGAAGCGCACTCTGGCGATCCTGAGAAGCAGCACGTCTGAGGTCATTGTTTTCAGCCTGCAGGTTAGAAATCTTTTCATTGCAAAGATAATCAAGAATGGCTCTTGTCCCTGCATTCTGGCTGTCGATAATGTCTCTTGTGTTGCTGTTCATGGTATTCTGCAATGCACAGGTGTTCTGTGCCATATTGTAATTTACGCCCTGGATAGCTTCCCTGGTTTCACAACAGCAGTTCGCAAGCTGTGCCTGGAGCGCATTTGTGTTCTGCATATTGGCTACAGTATCGGCATTGATTGCCTGCTGGATTCCAAAACCAGTCTGCATGATATTGGTGTTGATTCCGTTAAATCCGGTAAGCATACCGTTATTCACTGCATAGAATCCATCACAGAGACCGTTGTTGATTCCGTCAAGTTTGCTGATTACTGCGGAATTGTCAAATCCTCTCTGAATATCCGCCTGAGTAGCTGCCGTGGCTGCATATCCGCCGCCGTTTCCATTATTGCCCCAGCCGTTGTTTCCCCATCCGAAGAAAGCAAAAATGAATAAAACAATAATCCACCAGCTACCATCTCCACCAAACATGCCGTCATTATTTCTACCATTTCCAGTAGCAGCGGCAATATCTGCTAAGCTATAATTTCCATCCATAATATAATCTCCTTTTTGTGTATTTACATCAATCTGGCCAGATTGTAATGTACTATTTCATGTTATTCAGCAGACTCTGGAATTGCCCTGCCATCTGCTGAACCTGATTAAGTTGCTGTTGGGAAATCTTTCCAGACTGTAACATTTTCTGGACTTCTTCTTTTGGGTCTCCCTTGAAATTCTGCTTAAACTGCATGAACTGCTGTATCATCTGCATTGGTCCGTTTCCCTGCGGCATTCCACCACCGAGGGCGTTAAATAATGGATTACTCATCTGCGTTTCCTCCCTTGACTGCTGATTCCTGCACGGTATTAGCCCTAACAGGTTCAGGAAATGAATTTAATCGGTTTATGATAGATTCGTATTTGCCTTTCAAATCATCGTATTCCTGTCGAGTAACATATTTACTGTCCATGTTCTGAACAGGCTGCTTAGGTGGCATCTGAGTGCCTATCTCGTGGTATTCAAATGTCCGCAGTGGCTGTGGCATACCGGATACATCTGTGGATTTTATGTAGAACTTTTCACTCTCTGAATCCATTAGCAAAACACTTGTCCCGGGTGCTACCAGATAGGATTTTGCACCAACTTCACCGGATACCCACAGGATACCATTGTTATTCTGCTGGGGCTGTTGTACTGGTTGAGCTGGCATCTGGACAGGCTGTTGCTGGAACTGATTCATTTGCCCAGGGACGCCAAAGCTATATTGATAAGGATTATTATATAATGCCATCTTATACACCGCCTTTCTGATTATATTTTTGCACAGATATGTCAATCTAAGAAGTTCAAAAAAGTATCAAAAAAGTGTTGACATATCACCCACTGAGTGGTATTATAATATCAGAAACAGGGAAGAACAAAAAATCAAGGAGGAAACAGAAATGAAGAAATACAACTTATCAAAAATCATGAAAAGAGCATGGGAACTGGTTAAAAAGTCAGCATTAACTATTTCCTCCGCATTAAAAGAAGCATGGAGGGAGGCGAAAGTTGTTAAAGAGACTTTAATTGAAAAACTTACAGCAAACCTTGAAGAAATGCTGTACGGAAATAAGTACATCACAGCAGGTGTGAACCGTGTTGTCACTGTAAAAGAGTGGACGAAAGGTGACGCCAAAAGAGCATATCTTTCAATCAACTGCTACTCTTTAAACAGAGCCTTTAAGGGTTCTTATAAGTGTGGATATGTAGATCTTATAGCAAACAAGTACGTCTGCAGTAAATGGGACGATGTAAATGCATCCGAAAAAGAATATATTGCATAAAAAGAACTGCAGTAAATGAATATGGAGTGACTATTGATTAGGTACAAATCAGGAGGAAAAAGAATGAAAATTAAAATCTATTGTAATTATGGAGTGCTGGCAGCAGAAAAGAGAAAAATTTACACATACGGAATGCCACATCCCACAGCTACTTGCTGGGACGAAATGACAGTGGAAGTCCCGGAAGGCTGGGAAGTGTTCGAAAATTCCATGGGAAGCTTAATGGTAACAACTCCGTGGAGCTGGGTTTGCGGGATAAACGAAGTTCTTCAGGGAAACGAAAAGCCGTGCTTTTATGCGCTGGATAACAACATGAACGGACACCGCGAATATTTAAGAGTTTTAGACAAGGAGGAGAAATAATGAAGTTTAAAGAAATTCGTTCATTTTCCGGATTGAGCCAACAAGCTTTTTCCGAAAAATATAAGATTCCCAAAAGAACAATTGAAAACTGGGAGGGCGGTAAAAGAAATCCACCAGAATACGTAATTTTATTGCTTGAAAGAGCTGTAAAAGAAGATTTTGTATAAAAAGAAGGAGGGGCAAATCGCCTCTCCTTTTAGCACACTTTGATTATTTTATTATTTACCCTCCGGCTTAACCGCTTTGCCGTTGATATGCTCACATTCATCTGTTCGGCGCAGTATTCGAGCGTATATTCCTTGCACCTCAACCGGAATAGTCTTTCTTCGTCCGGTGTAAAATTACACTCTATCAAGAACCTGTCTATATCTTTCTTTGTGAACACATATAATTTCATGAGCATACCTCTTATTAATGCAATTAACGCTGATTCTGTGCAAGATAATTTGTAAGCTTCTGTTTTGTTTTTTTTAATTCTTCCACATTATTCCCACTAATCTGACTATCCAGCATGGTTGATAACACTTCCAGAATCAATGAATCACGTTCCGCAATCCTCTGAAGACTCTCGTAATCTCGCTTATCATGTTCTTCCAGTGTCTCAACTCGCTTATTAAGCCGAAATGCCGGGGTAATCCATTTAAAGATTACGGCTGCCGCACCTCCGACAATAGACACCCCTCCGCAGATAGAAAGAAAAATCTGTACAAATTCTGATATGCTCATTTGCTCTCCTTTTCCCAGTAATATACCGGAATCTCATTACCACTATCCCATGTATCGAAATATTTGCCCTCTTGTACTGTCACCACATGACCATCTATGCAGAGAATGTATGTGCCTGTCTGATGATCTGCGCAAAAATCATTGACTGTATAGATATATCGTTCTGATTGTTCAATCAGTTTGCGTCTGTACCCATGTTTGTAGAGATACGCTCCCCAGACATAATTTGCGCTTGGCATATCTGACAGAGCGCATGCCTGTATCATTAATCCGGTAAAAACCGTTTCCCAATCAAGCCCGGTTGCCTTACATATTGCCCGGACAACGCAATCTCCCGTTCTCTTGTCCTTAACAGGATTAGGATTGAAATATTCCCATCTATCCATCAGTCAATCCCCTTTGCTGTTTTATATCTCTTTGCCGCTCCTCTGGCTTTTGCGGCGTTCTGGCGGTTCCATTTAGCTATCATAAGTCGGTCTTGCAGCTCTCTTAGATCATTGTCTTTGCAGTAATCTTTGTACGCTGAATTCTGCTTCTGTAAAAGATAAGATTTCCTGTCAAGGTCTTGCTGTAATGCGAATTTTGCCTGTTCATCCTTGCAGTTATCAACCGCCGCTTGCATTCCAAGGACTTCACGCTTTGTTTTGCGAATTCTTCGCTCATAAGCACGTTGCCGCTGTTCTTTTTCATACTGCTTTCCCTTGTCGGCTTTGTCCTGCGCTGATAGTTCTGTATAGGGATTAAATTCTCCATCACTGGCTCCAAAACTATGCCGACAGTTAACTCCTGACAGTCCGCTTGCTGTTCCGTATCCGGTCAATGAGAACGGCGGGAATTTCTTGCTCTTGCCAGAACGAGAGTATATCTTTCCTTGCCACCATGCGTGATTTCCCGGATTCTCACCGCCGTCACCTGTTCTGGCTCCCATGTGAGCACTGACCAGAACTAAATCCCAGTTCATTTCTTCCATGCGTTTTAGGGATATATCTCCGGTGGCCTGTGCCACACCAGTTCTGACAGAACGCGCTACTGCTGTTTCAATCGTGTCTTTTCTGCCGGATGGATATGTGACCGTAACACCATCACTCACAACGTTATTAACCGCCTCTTTGATGGCTTGCGTATAGCCAACTGCTCCAGTCATCACATGGTTATATGCAAGGTCACATTGTTCGATATAGAGTCTCTGAGCGGCACTTGCAGTCGTTCTTGTGAAGTTCTTCCACTCTCCCATAGTCGCAAGCATATTTCGCTCCATGAGTCTTATCATAGCTGGCGACTGTTCGAGCGGTACAGGGCTTAATCCTGCTGCCTTGTATACTTTATCATCATAGTTCATTGCAGTGATTCCGGCATCTTCAAACGCTTCAAGAAGTTCCTGCTGTTCGCGTTTGGTGTATCTGGATAATTCTGCCAGAATGTCCTCTAACAGTTCACCTGATTCCTGTAGCGTTCTGATTCTCCACGCGTCCGCATTGGTCAGAATATAGTCCTCACCTCTGCCGATTCTTGCCATCATCCTCGATACAATCTCAGAGATGATATACTGATGCAATTCTTCCGCAATTTGTTCACTGCCCTCTGTTATCCGGCGTAAATATTCTGGGCTTAACATGATTACTCATCTCCAAACAGTTTTGGTTCGTCTGGCTGGGCTTCTTTAACCATTGCTTTTGCTTCGGATTCTGTCATATTTTCGAATTTGACATAATACATCCAAGGAGGACAGTCACCCTGTAAGCGATACTTCCACCAATTGTCTCGGTCTCTCTCATAAGAATATGCCATTTCGCCAAAGTTGCACTGAACTTTATATGCACCGACTGGAGCCAATCCATATAAATCTGCATATACGCTCAACGCATATACTACTTGTTTTATGCTTTTGTCTAATTGGTCTCTTACGTCCTTGATAAATTGTACAGACCTCTGTTGTCCTGCTTCTACCTCTGTGGCTGTTTGTATTCCGCTTTTTTCATTAAATACAAAATATCCATTAGAGAATCCGACCTTATATCCAATCTGTCCAAGGAGGGCGTTTATGCCGCTTATACGGGTATCTGTGTTGAGAATCGGGTTAATCTCTTGGTAAAACTCTTTCTCGTCCTGCCCGAATACATTCTTGACAAAATGCGGTAAGCTCATCTCGTTTCGTCTGTTCTCCATACCCTGTGGCGACATGGCTGATACAGGTGTACCGCTTGGCATTAGTAGTCTATCATCTGCCAGGACAATCTTCTGAGAATCAAAAATCTCTCCGGCGTTACGGCTGTATGCAATGTCCAGGTCTTTTAACTCTTCAATTGCTTCAGCGAATATTGGAAGTCCAAGTGGTGTACTGATATCCACATTGTTAGCCTGTGGTGTCCGCAGTACTCCGTACAACGGTCCGTCCAACTTCTCACCGTTTGCCTTGAGTATCGGCGGTGTATCTGCCATAAGGTCAGCCCATTTGGTCTGTTTAAGGTCAATCTTATCACCGATTGACTGAGGAGATTTTGATACATAGGCTCTATTGGAAACGTAGTACGGATAGGTCGTCACGCCGTCCACGGTGGTTTCAACAAATCTATGATATTCAAGCCGTGTATAGTATTTCCGTCCAACTGTATAAGAATCCTTAAATATAATCCCTTTGATCTCCTGATTATCGTAATCCACAATCATCACATCTGCCGGAGTGAATACGTCAAGGCTCTCGCCGTTCGGCTTAATGAATACCGTTCCATAAGCACATCCATATTCTACCCAGTGACGTATTTGGAAATATATTTTATCTATCTGCCCCTGTAACCATGTTGCCCTTGCAGAACCATCTATCTGAATGCCAATCGCCAATGTTGCGAGCCGAGCTGTTTCTGAACAGACAGATTTAGCAAAATTAATCGTCTTGATGTTATTCTTATCATCTAACCATTCCGGAACTCCCCTGTAAATGTTCGCGCACCGGTTAATCAGTGATTCCATTTCTGGAAATTCTGCCGCCTGGATATTAAAGTCCTCTTCGGCTTGTTTTTTGAATATCATGTTAAACCACCTTTTTAGTGTTGTTATTAGTCCCATTTAGTCACCATTTTTCTTTTAGCTGATTTATTGGCGTCCCGGCAACTCCGGCACTCTCTCCGCTATCTGTTGCTTTGAAAAATGCATTCGGAATCTGTGGATACATAAATTCAAACATGAGATAATTTGCTGCATCGCAAAGATATTCTGTGTTTCCAGTTTCTTTATATTTTTTAATGCACATATCGTGTGATTCAAGTGCATCTACTAATTTCATTCCAAAGTTGTCTGCTGCTGTGCCATATTTGTAAAAGCTGACTTCTACTCGATTCTGACGAAATTTGTCAAATCTATCCGAATACTCTTTCGGTAGCTCTATTCCTATTCTACTCATTATGCACTGTACCCCCTTCTTCTCCACAATAACTCTGAGCCATACCGGACAGAATCTATCAAATGATTATCTTTATCCGGATATCCACTGCAAATATTTCCATCTTTATCACGTTCGTATTCGTACTTCTTAAACTCTTTGCAAGCATTTGGCGTTCTTTTCGGATCAAACACAAGTTTTCTTCTTTGCAGCCACTTCATGGAATACTCAATACTTCCCGGCCCTTTGATTGCTCCTCTTGCCGGGAGTCCTGAATCTCTGTAATCATTGATTGATTTAGGCTCAGCAGAATCGCAAGTAATTTCGTAATCATCGTATTGTCTTCGTTTGATTTCATTCGCAGTCCATTCATTTGATTTTTTATTTTCGTAAATCTCGTCAATGAAATAGATTGTTTCTCTAGCTGAATCATAATAGATTCTGGAGAAAGCATATTTGTCCGGATACCAACCCCAGTCAACTCCCTGATAAATTCTATCAAAATGGCTGATCTCTTCGTCCGTGATAGTTCTTTCTTCGATGTATTCAAAGATATTTCCACCATTTCCGTTGGCTTTTCCCAGATACTCATTTTCGTAAGCATCTGGATTTACTTCTTTTAGATGTTCGGCATCTGTGAGAAATACGTCGCCAAGCCACTCCTGTTCAATCCCTAAATCAAGGTATGTGCTATGCACAACCATTACATTTTCATCTTTTTCTTCTGCTTCTGTTGTATATTCATTCGCCCAATTATTCTTACTCCTAGGTGGGTTGAATGACTTGAATTTATACGCTTCATTGCCACCACGAATAGCAGACTGTTGAATGTTTCGGATTTCTTCTGGGTTAGAAAACTGATCTAACTCCTCAAACCAGACTATTCCGATATAACCAAACTCTGGCTTAATAGACTTAATCTTTAATGGATCGTCAGCGCCACGAAAGTAAATCTTCTGTCCAGTGGGCTTATACGTAATCTCCATAGGGGATACCTTGCATGTAAATTCCTCATTTAGATCTAATTTATCAATAGCCCATTTCATCTGAGCATAAACAGAATCTTTGATAGTATTTCCGACTTTTCGCAGAATCAGAGCGTGCATGTTCGGATTATTCTTCAACAGTTCCGGTATAATCAATGATATTGTCGATGACTTCATGGATCCACGCCCGCCGGGGAGAATGTATTCACTATGTTTCTTTGCTCGAATATCCCTAATCATTTTATGGAATACGTCCGGGACAATATTCAGGTCAATGTGGTATTCACCTTGCAATCTGGCTTTTTCTTCTGCTTTCTGCTGTTCTTCTCTGGCTTCTTTTATCGCAAGTGTTTTTTCCAGATCATTCATGGATTTTAGCTGATCGGAGAAGTCCGGAGCAAATCCGAATGAATCAGTCAGCTCGCCCCTTGCAATCATGGAGCGGCGTTGCTGGATTTCTGCCAGAGACATGATATCAGTTCCATTTTGTTTCTCGATCTCTGCCTGCTTTTTCGCTATATATGCAGAAATACAATCTTTTTCCAACAGTTTTTTTGTCGCATTCCTAATGATTCCATTAGAGTATCCGGCTTTCCTTGCGGCATCAGATGCATTTCCGCCATTTTTTATATATTCATCTGCAAACGCTTTCTGTTTAGGCGTCAAGTCCATCTAATCACCTCTATCTATTTCCATTCTTGGCACGCCTCCCATATCTCTTTCAGACACATGACCACATCATACTGGGATGCAGTTCGTAATATTTCATAATCACAATCTTTCCATTCACCACGTTTTGTTGGTCTAAGCACTGGTGTTGATATGATCGTTACTGTAATTAATCGTTCCTGCTCATGGCTGTAGAATTGTGATGTTCCGATTTTTATAATTAATCCGGTGGATAATATAGCTTTTTGGAGTTTTCTTGTAACTGCTTTTAAGTTCGCCATGTCATCACCTCAATTCAAAAAAATCCCCAGTATAGCAGTTATATACAAATATAATACCACACTGGGGAGATTTAGCTCTCTACCACTTTTATAAATTTTTAAGTTTTTTAAAGTCTGCCAATCAGTTTGGCTAAATGATAATATTCTGCCATGATCCTGCGCTTGTATCCGTAGAAATCATTTTCAGATACCGGTATATCCCGGAATCGCTCCATTGTCCGGTATCCTATGCAGTTCACTATACTGTCGTATATCTGCGTTTCTATGCCTGGCGCATATTTGATTGACACTTGCAGAAGATTGTACTTGTCATTCTCGTCAAGGTGTCTAAAATGACTTTGAAGCGCCGGTATATCGTCCGGCGGCACTCCATAGTCGGTTAGTGTAGCTTTCCTAAGATTCATTTATTTCACTCCTCCCAATCTAATTTCTGTCCACACTTATTGCAATAAAAATCTGATTTATAAAGTTCTTCCATATTGCAAACCGGGCATTTACCTTTTGTTGTATAATATCTGCCAGAAAAATCGAAAATAGTTTTCATGTTATTTGGTTTCATTGGGGTCTGATTTTCTAACGCTTTAACTGCTAATTCTAATGCTTCACGGTACTCAATAATTTCTGGCACATTCGACCAGACCTTTTTAGTTAAGCCGATACGTTCCTGTAAGATTTTAATTGCTTCTTCTGGTTTCATGTTAATCCTCCCATTCTTCGCAATAATCGTCTAATGCAACCGTTTTTCCGTTTTCTTTCGATTTACTATTCCTGCAAAAGAAATCTCTGAAATCCACATTGAATCTGCAATATTTGCATGTGTTACATGTTTTCACTGGCATTTTCTTTTTAAAACGGTTAAATATTTTAAACATTTCGCATCTCCTCCAACTTCTTCTCAGCTTCTTCACGGGTGAGGAACCATGTTTTTCCGTATTCTACGTCAACACAAATAACGTTCGGAGCATGAATACTGTCTTTATCACACTGTACGAACCAACCACTTTGTGAAAATACAATACTGTAAGCTTTTTGATGATACACTCTGTTATTTGATTTATACCCATTCAGGACATTTAAATCATAATTTGCTTTGCTCGGAATCTTATAAATATTATCACCGATTTTAACCGACAGTCTTACAAGCAAACCCTGTTCTTCTAAGTCTTTATAAGACTTTAACTCTTCCAACAGTTCTGCAACATCTTTCAACCAATACAATTCTCCATCTTCAAAACAACATCCATAAGTATTTTGATGATACGGGCAACCAATCGCTTCTTTGAGAAGCATTTCATTTTCTTCTTTTGTTCTAACCAGAACACATGTATTTGTTAAGTCAATCATGCTTTCACCTCTCCTTTCCGCTTGTTTTTGTCGCTTGTTTATTTTTATCGCTTATTTTCCGCGTCTTGACCGCATCTTTCATTATCACGTGTGCTTGCTTCCAATTTTTCTGGCAATTCTTTCAGTGGACACCATTCGGGTCTTCCTGCCAGTTTTTTGAATCCTTCATGGCTTACTTTAGAAATAATTTTGATTGAATCATTTCTTGTTGCAAGGCATAAATTAAAATTGAAATCCGCCATATGAAATGGGCAAGCAAAACATCCTTTTGGTGTGTTCATGATTAATACTGATTTACCCATCTTCTCTTACCTCTTTTCTGCAAGAATGCTCCATATTGTGAAGGACTAATGATAGTGTCTTTTTCTCTTGTAGCCTGACAATATCCAAGCCTTCCGTTCTTTTTGTTTTCTTCTCTTGTAAACATAGTAGAAATATCTTTGCCTTTACTCACCTACTTCACTTCCTCTCAGCATCAGGCTCAAAGTGTTATATCCCGGACAAGTTCTAACTCCATTTTTGGTATCTCTTAACAATACACAATAAGGATATAATGCCATGACCTCATAGATGTGTTCTGTGACATCATCGCCACGCTGGTCGATGTATTTGAAGCACTTTCCCGGTCTAAGGAAGTACCTTGCGCATACATACGCTTTTGTTCCAAATCTTACACTTGCGTTACTCATTCAACTCCACCACCTTTCACAATCTCTATTGCCCTGCTCAGTCCAGCATTGTATCCTTGATGCACATCAGATAAGATACATTCGGATTCGATGAATTTATCTCTTTTCAATTCGCCAATAACCTTATCAACATCAAATGCTGTCGGCTGTTCGTTAACACAATCAATAAATTCTTTCTGGTCGGAACTAATGCTTGTCCCAATCTCCCAAGTTTTAATGTATTTAATTAATTCGTCTGCATCGATTAACCGAGACATGTTTTCTCCCTCCTATTCTACTGTTCTATCGCTTCTTTCTCCGTTTTTCTCCACCGCTCCACCATTCCATCGCATTCTGTGCAAGATACAAGATATTCTTTACTTGAATCACTGTATTCGTTGATTAGTACTTCTGCTTTCCCTCCGCAAAACGGACAAGGTTTTAATTTATCCATTTTCTACCCTCCTAATATCTGTCAAATTCAATGTTACTGTCTGAACAGAATCTGTAAGCATCTTCTCTGATTTTCTTAACTTTACGCATGACAACTTCTTTCGCTTTGCTGACAGCTTCCTTAAAATCCTCTGTTTCAAGATCATAGTTATCAATGTTCAGTGCCTTGCTGTTGAGAAACAGTGCATCTCCACATCCGATATATTTGTGGATACTGATTCCCAAAGAATTATATTGCAATGTAAAATTGCTCCCGGTTTCGGGTTTTTCTTTATACTTGGCATTACTTTTGAATTTCATTATCATCCTCACTTTCCCCATGTAAGCAACTGACACGCTATTGTGCAGTCCTCCATGATTTCTGTATTTATGTTTCCTCTGTTTGGTTCCAATTCATCAAGGAATACGCCGTTTATGCAGCTATGCCCGATTTCTCGTTCCTGTCTGGCTCTGCGTTCGAAAACCTCTGGGAAATCTACTCTGATTTTATTCCAGTAGCCCATGGCTCCTTTCGGACAGCCAATGCAATTATTG